CAGATAGTCGCTGAACTTGTGAGTCATGTCGTTCATCTTTTTTTCTTTCGATGAATTGGGGGTGAGCGCCGCCGTCCCCGGCAGCTGGTTTTCGGGTGATCGCCACCGTCCCCGGCGGCAGGAACGCGCGCATGAAAAAGGCCCCGTCCCCGGAGCCTCATGCGTCGCGAAAACTTGTGAGTGTCAGGCGGCTTCGGCTTTCGCCTTGACGGCGCCGTTGAGTTCGTCGAGAGCTGCGATCAGCTCCTCCGACATGGCGCGGTCGTCGCCGAGATTGCCGGTCGCCTGCGCATCGAGCAGGATCGACAGACAGGCGATGGCGTGACCGAGGTGATGCACCCCGGAGTCCTTCGCCACCTCTTCGCCGGCAGCCCAGTAGGCGATGTGCCTCTTTGCTGCGGCGATATAAACTCGAGCCAACACCGCATTGTCTCGCCAGTTGAACGGGCCGTACTTCCGGGCGCCGTCCATCATGGCGTGTGCACCATGAAACATTGCGATGTCGGGGAGCAGCGAGAGGTCGACCTTCTTCGCTGCAATCCGGTCCTTGGGGTTTTGTCCAAGGACCGGTTTCTTTTTCGGAGCAGTCATTAGCGACGCCCGATGCGGTTCATCTGGGCGTTGAGGCCTGCCTGGCGGAGATCCTCGGTGCTGACCGTTGCTGCCTTCTCGGCGGTGACGACGTTGGAGTCGACAGACTTCTCGACCACGCGCAGGTTCATGCCGCGTGCCGCAGCCGGCTGGCTACGGATCACCATGACCTGCTTGTGCAGCTCGTCCTTCTCGGACTGCAGCTTGGCGACCTTCGCATCGGTCTCCTCTTGCGACTTCTTCATCGCCTCTTGCATCTCGGTGACCTTCTTGTCGAAGGCTGCCGTGATGGCTGCGACGCGCGCGTCGGCGTCGGCCGTTGGCTCGGGAGTGATCTCGGTATCCGCGGCTTTTTCCGTCTCGCCATTCTCTTCCTTGTTCACGGCGGTCTCCTCTTCGGTGGTGACGGCCTTCGCCAGGCCTGCGATCTCGGCGGCGCGGTTGACGGCCTCGCCGCGCTCCTCCTCGCGGATTTCACCGAGCACGGCATCGAGAATGTCGGCAACGACATCGCCGAGGTTGATGAGCGCCAGACCGAAGCGGTCGGTGACGTCCTTCGGAAGGTCGACGCCGAAGCCGTAGGACTTCTGCTCGGCGCGATCCTCAAGCGACTCGACATAGGCGAGCATCTGCATGAGATCGGCCATGACGTAGAGGTTGGCGTCCTTCTTCAGATCGTCCTCGGAGACCGCCTTCTTCGCCGACTTCCAATCCGCGGGCAGCAGGTTGGACAGACCGAGCGCGCGGGCGCGCGCCATGATGTGGCGCTTGGTCTTCGACTTGTTCTTGGAGCGGCCATAGGCACGGACGGCATTTTCTAGGTCGGTCTTGTTCTCGATGGGATAGGATCCATCGGACTCGGCGTCACCGTCCTTGGCAGCCTTCTTGCGCTGTTTCGCATCGAACTTGCGCTTCTCGAAGGCTTCATCGGTCTCGCCTTCGGCCTTGACCAGCTCTTCGGCGTCCTCGGCCTTCTCCGCAGATTCCTCGCCACCGGTCGGCTTGGCCTCGGGCTCGGCGGCCTTCTCCGGGGTGACGTCCGCAGTCTTCTCGGCGGCGGCAGGCGCGACGGCCTCGGGCTTTGCCTCGGGCGTCACTTCCTCTGTCTTCTCGACCACCTTCTTGCCTTCGATCTCGGCGATCACCTCGGCGGCGCGCTTCTCGGCGAGCTCCTGGGCATCGAGCTCGACCAGCGCCTGCTGCAGCTCTGCCTTCTTGGCGAACATCTTGCCGGGAAGACGCTTGGAAACCCAGACCTGGGCCCAGTCGTCACCGGAGTTGGTCACTTCCGGCTTCGGCTCGACGGTCTTCTCGGTGACGGTCTCGGTCTTCTCGACCTCGGCGGTCTCCGGCTTCACCTCTGCGGTGTCGCTCTGGATCGAGGTGAACTTGCAAATCTCCTCGCTGCCATCGGCCTTGACCATGGTAAACGTCGCACTGGGGACGCACGGCAGATCGACCAGCGAAATCTCGGACGGGGCGGCGGTGTAGCGCTTGAGCTCACCATCCTGCCAGCGCTTCAGATAGCGGCCGCCGATGGAGAAGCCGGTGTAGACTCCCTCCAGGACTTTCTGCCACTCTTCCTCGTCGACGATCTTGACGGCAACATCGATGGCCTTGCGGTCGTCATCGAAGCCGATGTCGATGACCTTGCCAGCGGCGACCTTGCCGTGCATCGCACGGACGTTGCCCTTGGACTTGCCATCGGTGACCTTCTCGAAATCGGCCGACCACTTTTCGAACTCGGGCTTCGAGCTCTTGTAGTCGAAGATTTCCTTCGAACGGTCAGCTTCCTCGGCGACAGCGGTGCCGTAAACGATGCGCTGCTTGGCGTCGACCTTCAGCACGGGCACGAAGAGTGCGAGATTTTCCATTTTTTTATTTTCCTCGTGGAGATGCGCCGCAGCTGCGGCCTTCAGTGTCAAATCGACAGCGGCCGACTTCACTAGCGGCAGTGCTGCTCTAACCCACGGGTGCAAAGGCTCCGGTGGGGTATCCAGCGATGCCCAGCGCCATGCCGAGTGTTCGCCGTTGAGCCGAGGCTCAATCTTGGTGTCGACCTTCTGCGCGAAGGTCGCGTATTCGATTTCAGAATTGGTGGTGGTGCCGACCTTGATGCGGCTGCCGTCGTCATCGAGCTTGATGCCGGTCTCCTCGAAGAGCTCGCGCACCGCGGCCTGCTCTTCGGTCTCTCCGGGTTCGAGGCCGCCACCGGGGAGACACCATTCGCCGTCGTGATCGTCGCCGCTTCGCTGTAGGAACAGGACGTGGCCATCATCGCGCGTGATCAGTGCGATACCGGCGGCGCGCGCCGGTGCCGACTTCTTTGCAGACCGAACGATGCCGGGATTGGTGAAGCCGGCGAGATAGTCGGCTACGCTCTTGCGTTTCTTGCGGGGTGATTTTGCGCCTTCGAGGTCATAGCCCTGAAGGCCCGTCGTCGGCGTCGCCGGCGCGGTGAAGGTCTTCTCGGCCATCGGTGAGGGCTTTCTCGTGTTTGCGCAGGAGACGTTTCATCTCCAGGCAGGCTTGGCCCCATTCCTCGATGCGACCGGCGGCAAACGCCGCCAGCAGCCGCTCCTTGGCGATTTCGATTTCAAAGGGGACCGGGTATGATGTCTCTTCCTCTGACATCGGACTTGAAACCACATCCGATGCCTCCCACCGATCAGCGAGACGAGCCGCCTTCATCGCGCCATGCCTTGCCATCCCAAACGATGGTGTGACCAACAGTAGAGTCGTACACCTTGGTGCCGACCGAGGGATTGACGGGACGACCAGCTGTCGTGACGGAGACCGCCTGGAGTGACCAGCCATTGGCCTCGAGCACGGCGCAGTCAAAATCAGGCACGTCCTGCGCACCGGCGGCCGGATCATAGGTGCGACCGTTGACGATGATCTTGCTCTTGCCGGCAGGGGGGATAAGACGATGAGTGGTCATTGGGGATTCCCCCTCTTTCTTTTTTTTGTGATTATGACGCCGCGGCTGCTGCAGCTGCCGCCTTTTCTCGCGCTGCGCTCATCTGGTTGATGCGCTGAATTTCCATGTAGCTGATCATTGCGCTACCTACGGTCCGGCGCTTCATCTGCTTTCGAACCTTCTTCGCTTCATTGCGGCGGGAGCCGCGATATGAACCGGCTGGTCTCATCACTTGTCCTTTGATTTTGAAGGTGCCTTCGCCGGCTTCTTCTGGCCAGATTTCGAAGACTGGTTGCTGCCCCCCTCCGTGGGTTGCGGCGTCACGGCCGCAATGGCTGCGGTCGCCTCGACCTGCTTGTCGATGGTCATCGCATCGATGGGTACGAGGCCGTCCTTGGTCAGGACCATGAGCATGTTGGCCGCGGGATTATCGTCGGGCTCTTCGCCGAGCTTTTCGCGGACCTGATTGATCGTGAAGTTGCCCTTGGTCTGATAGGAGGTCAGGATTTCGGCCTGCTTCACCTGGTCGACCTCGTCTTCCTCGACGTAGGCAAACTCCAGATCGGGGCTGGCGAACTCACGCTCCAGGATGTCGGTGAAGAGCTCGCATGCCCATTGCTTGCAGGGTTGCAGACCTTCCTCTTCCGCGGTCTTGTCGTGCTGCTCGGCAATCGAGCGATTGTTGAGCGAGACCAGCGCCGTCGGCGGATAGGAGAAGGCGAAGCATACGATGCGGGCGAGGTACTCGTCGAACTCATTCTTGAGCGGCGGCTCCTTGAACGGCACGTAAGACGACTTCGCGCCACCGGCGACGAACTTCACCTGGCGCCGTTTGCCGAGCTGGCCGGTGAAGACGTTGTCCCAGTAGGCCTGGAATTTCTGCACCTGATCAGGAGACCAAGTCTCCGGCAAGCCGAAGATGCCTTCCGGCATGTTGCCTTCGCGATAGTATTCCAGCTGGTGGAAGGCGCGACGGAGTGCGATCTGCACCGTCATGACGACCTGCTCCACCGACGAGTAGCCGTAGATTTTTCCAGGCCGCAGATTGTTCGGGCGATAATAGATATCGTGGGTCGTATAGTTGACCGCGGGCAAGCCCTTCAGCACCTGCTGATAGGCCGGCGGCAGCAGCACGGTGTCCGGCACCGGCATGCCGACTGGCAGCTGGGAGGCGATACGCTCGCCGGTGACAAGCTTGAAGCCGAGATTCTCGTAGTTCTCGGGTGTCACCTGTTCGCCGTTCCAGTAAAACGGCTGGTCTTCCCAGATCACGGGGCGCGGTGTGCGGCCCCAGTCATCGATGATGCGCTTGAAGCGTGCACCATCCATCACGCGCAGGCTCATGATATCGTCGCCGCGATTGCGCTCCACCCACAAGGTTGCGGCATCGATCACGAAATAATCGTCGAGCAGCGAGCGGAACCAGCTGCGAAACGTCAACTCAAGATCGGGCTTCTGGAAGAAGTGGCGGATGTCCTGAATGCGCTTCTTGGTCTCCGCCGGCAGCTTGTCCGGTGTCGGGCGCTTGCCGGTGGAGAACTCGTCATGCTTCAGACGGATCGTCCACGGCAGCCGGCACATCTGATCCTTGCGCCGTTCGATGACGAGCCGCAGCGGATCATAGCTCTCGGCGATACCGCGCAGCGTATGGAAACTGATCGGCTCATAGGCGCGCGGTTCGGTGGCGAGATTGTAGCCGGGAATGAAATCCCACTCGCGGCCGGCGACCGCTGGCGGCGCCAATGCCCGCATCGGCGGCAGCGGACCCATCCAGTCCGATCCGGCGTAGGAAAAATTGTAGTTTGCGAGGCTCTCGCTTTGAGACAAGGTCACGCGATATGATGGCGTCAGCTCGCGCATCGAGCGCGCTTCACCCTGCGGGGTGCGGACCTTGCCCAGCACCGTGCGAAACCAATCACCGATGGGCAACGGTTCAGCTCCAGAGCGCCACGACGGTGCAGGATGTCGGTACTGTCACGACCCTGCGGACCTGGATCTGAATCTGGCTCATGCCGACCGGCACCGGGAACGTGGTGACCTTGGTATCGGGATCGTCGGCCATGATCACCGACAGGCTGCCGGCGGCCGTCGCCGAGATAATGAGCGAGCTCGAAGTCTGGGCGAGGTCTGCGGAGTAGCTGCCGGCTGCGAGTACGGTAGCCTTGCGTCCCGCGGCGACCGGCTCATTGTTCGTTGCGAAGAACGGATCGACTGCTGTTTTCGGCATCGGTTCAGCTCACGGTCTTCGGGTTTGCGATTTCGGGATTGTAGGGTTGCGTCCGCGGCGCGCGGTAATAACCCTCGCCGTTGCGCAGACGACGCTTGATTTCGTTGCGCAAATAGGCCGCAGCGACCGCCAGATTGGCGATGCCGGAGCCGTAGTCGCGGAATCCGTCCCAGTCCTTCGGATAGTGCCTGGACTTGGCAAATTCGAGCGCGGACTGATCGCCCATGCTCTCGTATTCCTTGCTGTTCACCAGCTCGAGCTGCGCCTGTGCGGCATGAAGCATCTGACCCTTCGAGGCATCGGCGCGCTCGTTGGCCTCGCCCCACATGCCGTCCTGCTTCGCAACCTCGGCCGCGATCAGTTCATCGGCGAACTCGGGAGCTGTCTTGATCATTGGTCAAATCCTTTGCCAGCCGCGACGACCGAGCGCCGCGGCATCTTCTTCGGAAACGGTGATGATGCGATCTTGCGGCACCAGGAGGCAGGTGCCGTCCATCAGGTAGACGTGGCTGGTACCCTGCGGCACCACGATGCGATTGGATTTCGTAGCCTCGGGCGATATGTCGAAACCGAACTCGGGAGTCTCGACATTCTTCGCGCCGACCTCTGCGGCCAGGCGGCGATAGTATTCGATCCAGCCTTCGGCGCCGCAGTCCTGGAGAACCAAGTCGGTGACTCCCCAAATCCAGGCGTCGGCACGGTCCGGCGATTTCGGTCCGCCGTAGCCGAGAGATGTGAAGGCGCAGAGTTGATCCTCGAGATCGGCGAACTTGCCGACATGGCGGGCGCGATCCTTTGCGTAAAGAGTCGCCACTGGCTCGGCGCGGATATGTTTGCCCTGCCCCGGCGCGGCACGGATGCATTTCACCGGCACATTGTCATCAAGCGACTTGATGACGTATTCGACCATGCCGCCACCAAAGTTCACCTCGGCAACGATGCGGTCCGCCTTGTAGGCGTGATAGGCGGCGACAGCGGCCTTGCCCCATTCCGTGGGGCCAGCCACCATCGATAGGTCCCTGCGCAAGTAGACGCGACCGTCGACGCCGAGCGACAGGACCACGATGCCGATTTCGTCATTCTTCGGCTTGACCTCGACGTCGGCGTCCTTGGACTTGTCCATGGCGCCGGACGGATCGATGACAACGATGGTCTGCGACATCTCCGGAAGGTCTTCTTCCGTGCAGCGGATCGCCTCGATCTGCTCATAGGTCCAGAGCGCACCATCGACCTCGTCGATATAGATGCCCTCATAGAACCGTTTGCGATGCCGCTCGTTAGGCTCGTTGCGCAGTTCGTCGAGATATTCCTTGGAGAGGTTTTTCTTGTTCTGCTCCGGATTGAGGAACAGGCGCCCGTACTGCTCCGGGCTCGGCATCGGCTTCTTGGAGTCCGGATCGACCTTCTTGCCGAAGATCGAATTGGTCCAGTGCAGCTTGCCGACAGGATTGAGGTCGTAATACATGCGTTGCGTGAGGTCTCCTCCTGGGAGACCTGGCGCATCGATGGCAACGACCTGGGCGAGACGGGTTCGAACGAGGCGTACCGACGCGTATGCGATCTGGCTGCACTCATTCAGGAAGATGGTCGCATATTCCTTGCCGAGGATCTTTTCGACGCGCTCCTTGTCGTCGAGACCGCCGACCCAGATTTCGGATCCGTTCGAGCCTTCCCAGTAGTTGTCGCTCTTGTGGAAGAGAAACTTGTGGTTCGGAAAGCAGAGCGCATTGACCGCCGGCAGTGTTAGCAGCGAGATCGATTGCTTCGCCGCATTCGCCTTCGAACGCAGGATGACGTGGCGCGAGCCAGACGCCATGCAGGCCCGCGACATGATGGCGCGGACGATGAAGAAGGTCTTGCCGGATCGCGAGCCGCCGACGGCGCAGATATGACGCAGGACCGGATTGGCGAACAGTTCGTCGGCTTCGAGCTGTCCAGGATTGAGTTCGAACTCAGTATTTGGCCTGGTTTTTGCTGAAGATGACCGTGATCGGTCCGCCATTCTGTCCACTGTGCTCATGATGGGTTACGTCTCGCCAGCCCATACGAGCCTTGGTCCAGAAGATGCAGGCGACGGTGTCCGGCTTGATCTCTTCCCTCACCTTCACACTGGTGCCGTCAGGAAGCGTCTTCCATTCGGCTGGGGCGCCAACCGCCTTTCGAAAGAGCGACTGCGCAACCTGCGAGTCGGCTTTCACCATGCCGGTGTCGAGCTCTTCCCGGTAATACTTCCGCAGCGTCTTAGCCGTGATCGGAGCGTTGGTTCTCGGGTTGATGATGACCAGAGCAATTTTCTCTTCGGGGATGCCGTAGCTCGACATCGCCTCTACCCGTTTGCGATCATCCTCGTTCGGTTCGTATGCTTGATTGCCTTTGCGACCCATTTTTCATTCGTCAGACTTTGCGCTGACGTTCCCTTGTTGTTGGCAGGTCAGATGCCGACGACTGGTCCGGCCTGCAGCGACATCAAACACCAACCGTCTTCATAGCTCTGCACCACCTCGAAGCGCTTCAGGTCGTGGACGCATGAAGCAAAGAACGAGGTGCGTTTCGTCACCGTGAAGATGAGGTGGGCGCGTCGGATGTAGGTCAGCTCGTGGATGAGCTGCGCCAGCAGCTCCGAGCCGATGTGTTTGCCGTGATGAGCGGGATCGACCGCGATCCACGGAATTTCCCAGGTGTTTGGTGCCAGGTACGATTGCCGGGCGCCGGTGAAGCCGACGGGGCGTCCATCGATCCGTGCAACCAAATAGAAACCTTCGCTGATCTGGTCGAGAAGCCGGTCGGCGACCGCATGATCCCAACACCTGATCGCAATCTCGCGACAATCTCGCATGTCGGCGAGCATTCGGAACGGGGTGACGGTCAGCGTTTCAGCCATGGAAGGTCCGGAAATTTGTTTGCCTGAAGGATCAGTTCGTCGAGGGATTGAGCGGTTCGCATGTCGACGAAAGGATCGTCGCCGACGCCGCGGCACTGGACGTAAACCAGCATGCGAGACCACTGGACGCTGCGAACGGCGCGAGCCAGAGGCTCCGGGTTCGTCGAGCAGTACCAGCCGGCGACCACGATCAGCTCGGCGGTGTTGTTGATGCACTTCATCCAGTCCGGCAGCGCGTCGCGCTGTTGCTGGTTGAAGATGTCGGCGTCGATACACCAGCGCAGTCGAGGGATGTGATCCATC